AACCCTTTAAAATTATCTTACGAAATATTCATAAGCAACTGTTGCGTTCTTCATTCTTTGAGAATAAGTATAGCTTGCGCAACGTTCATAGCAAGCCGCAAATGCTTTCGCAGCTTCTTTTTCATTTTTTAATTTTTTAAATTTGGAATAATTAAAATCTGATTTATAATTTTTTCCATATTTATTAATAATAGTTTTAATATTACTATTTAAAAATTCTAGTTGGCCATTTAAGTCTTCCCCTACGACTTTTGGATAATATTTTTTGCTCCATTGGCACATTCCATAATATCCATTGCCACTATTTCTCAACGGATTAATGTTAAGAGTTTGTCCTCCTACTTCTGCCATTAAATTTCCTAAAATGCCAGCGCACACATAATCATTATAACCTTCATCTTTAAGATATAGCCAGATTTCTGTTGCCACAGGATATTGATTTCTTTTTTTATTCCAATACTTTTCTTCTTGTTTCTTTAAAGTATCTTTATAAAATTTCTTATCTGCTTTTGCATTTTCATATTCTTGTTCAGCAAGTAATATTACTGCATGTTCATCATGATATCCAAGATCCTCAGCAGATTCTTTCATTTGTTTTGCGGCATCCATGCGAGCCGCGCATTCATCAATTAATTCTTCTAATTCATCCATATCCTTAGTTTTATCTCTTTCTATGGAAGAAATTAAAGAATTAACAGTCATAAGAGTTTCAGAAGGGATGTTATCTTCCGAAGTTGTAGTTGGTTCTTCTATTTCTATGGATTCAGCGGCATATGCTACTCCAATAACGCTAAACATAAATACTAAAACCATAAAAATAGCAATAATCTTTTTCATATTTAAATCCTCCTAATATTTTATATTAGGCCGACTGTGCAATATTTAGAAGATATATTTTTTTGCTACAATTTCGTAATCTTCTATACTAATTTGAGGCGTTATTCTGCCCCCCCATTCGTTTTTATCGCATTTACCAACGATGTTCATATTTACACAATTAAAATCAGAATTAATGATATTATCATATTCTTCTTCAGACGACCCGAACTTAATCAAACTCAAGCCTTGCGGCAAGGTTATCTTTAAGGTTGGATTTTTATCTCTTGACATTAAATCAATTTTACAATTTTTTAAATCTAATTGTTCTAATACAATGAGAGGTTCTTCCAACCCTTGGCCCCATATTGGTTTTAATTCAGCAACTTTTAAAATATCATTAGGATTAAAATTACCATAATGATAAATCTTATCTACTGTATAACATGGGGAAAAGTCGAAATCTGCTAATAAATTATCTGTATATGATATAAATTCATCAAAATTAGAATCTAAAACTCCGAAGCCAAAAGCAGAAGCATGTCCTTCACTATACATAGCAAAACCAGTTTCTAATAGTAATTCTCTAAAACTTTCTATTGGAGAATTACTATAATTTCTGCCAGAGCCTTCCCAAGATATCACGCCTTCTTCATTTACTTTTTTATTTAATAATAAAGTAGGTCTTTGATATTTTGAAGCTAATTCATTAGCAATTAAACCTGTTAAATTAGTATCTACATCTTGAACTTGAATAACTAATAATTTATGGTCTAATAGATTTCTTTCTTTTATTGTTTGTTCAATTATATTCAGACTTGAATCTCTTGCGTTTGTTTGTCTCTTCTTGATGTTAGTGCAATTGCGACAAGCCTGTTCTACTCTTGTCTCTACTTGACCCTTACATCCTCGTTTGGTCGAAGGGATTTGTTCATATCCCCGATAGTCAAGCATAGATTCGAATAGCATGAGCTTTTCATCTTGTGTGCCGACGCGAATGGTTGCGTTAATATATGGCGCAATATAAAAAGCTACCGTAAAAGGATTTAGACCTCCACCTCTTGAAATAGAATATTCATTTGTGTTAATCATACCTTTTAGGTAAGGATTGCGAATTTTATTTAAGCCACTTACGACCAAATGTCTTGTTTCAAAATCTCGTAAATCCATCATGTCAGCCACCATGCCAACAGCAACCAAATCAAGGAATTGCTCTGCTTTATTATCCTTTAAAAGTTGGTCTAAGTAAGCACAGAATTTATATACCATACCTACACCAGATAAAGATTTAGTAGGGTAATCACATAATTGGTTGTTTATGACACAAGCATATTCTGATACTTTCTCTGCGTCATGGTGGTCTATTACCAGCACATCAACTCCACGAAGCGCAAGCGCCTCATGAACTTCGTAGTCATTACTAGATGAATCTGGAGCAATAACTAATTTAACATCATCGGGAATTGTGTCCAGGACAATGCCGTGCTGTTTTCCTGTATGTAATCTATAAGATATATTATTTCTCACAAAGGCAGGAAATAGACAATTCAAATAGTTAATTAATAATGCGGAAGATGTAAAACCATCAGCATCAGAGTCTATTTGAATGAGAACTTTGTCTCCTTTGTGAATGTGCGAAATTAGCATTTTAGCGCCTTCCCGCACATTAGCAATTATTGATGGGTTTAAAATATCTCCATCAGTAGTGTTTAAATAGTGATTAATATTTTCTAGGTTTATTCCTCTGTTTGTCAATAACTCTTCAATTATGGACAGCTATGAACCATATTTAAGAGGGGATTTAATTAATTGATACTCCATAAGAATGTTAACCTCCTTTCATATCAATCACCATCTATTTATTTAATTTTCGTTTCAAATAAATTAACCACCTTTCACCATACTACTATCTTTAAATTAGGAATTGTCATTTTTAAATACTGAATATTATTTAATATTTCAGCATCCTTAACCCTAGAATCAAGATAAATAACTTTTGGTTTATATCCTCTAATTTTGGCAGGGTGGCTTTCACCAACAGCCACCCACAATTGATTATTTTCAAAACGAACTTGATCTTTTCTTATAAAAGAAGTAAATACATGATTTTGTTCATAGTGCAGAATAATACTTTTTAATATTTTTTCTGCCACAGTAAAATTTTTACCTATTACTAATCCATACATTTTAAATTAAACCCCATTCAGCAAACTTTTCAAAACCGCCACAAGAATTAATATATTCTCTTGCGATTTCAACAATTTCAGAATATGGAACTCCATCAATTTCTTCATCACCAATTGCGCAACAAAATGCTTGCGGTTCGCCGGTCTGCTGAGCTTTTAACCAAGCATAAATATTAACAGATACATCAGCTTTTGAAAGGTCTTTACCATGAAGTCCTCCACCAGTTACACTATCCGCCATATCAGAGCCTAATTTTCTATTGGTAGCACCAGCATCAACCCCAGTTCCACCAGTCCAATCACCAAGTGGATTGATGATTGCATTTTCATACATTACACGTAGATTTTCTGTATTTGCATTGCTTTGACAAATAATTAATTTATCATGCTTTTCATCAAGGATATACTTTCCATCTGTTGGGAAATTACTATAGATATCTCTTGCGATTGTCGCTAATGTAGCCTGCTCTGATGTTACTGGCATTCCTTTAAAAATACCATTATCACCACATCTAATAGCCTCTTCTTGGTTCTTTGCTAAATGCACATCCTGTGGCGCAACTGTTAATGTAAGAGATTGAATTGATGGATCAATTCTTTTAACAATTTCATTGACTTCTGTTATTGCAAACAAATAACTAGATTCACCTGTAATATAACATTCATTATGTCCGATTAATACTTCAATTGCTACTTTTGGATTTTCTTGCTCACTATATGCTAAATCTACTAATGCGCCCGCAATTCTATCTGCTACTTTATCTGGATGTGATGGATTTACTTTTTCAAACATTATAATACTATCCTTTCCTTAAATAATTGTATAAACTTTTCTTTGCTTTCATCAATTGGACTTGCTTTATAATCTGTGATAATATTCTTATCAAAAATAAAACTAATTATCACTTCGCTGTGATACTTATTATGTAATTTCATCAAATTCTTTTTTAAATGATAAAATTCTTTATCTCCAATTTCTTGAAACTGTCTATCAAAAGCAACAATAATTTCTTTTGCTCCAGCTTCAATTAATAGTTGAACTTGATAAGCAGATAAATTACTTCCGCAACAAGCAACTGATATATCATTCTCTAATCCGAAATACGATTGATATTTGAGGACTGATTTCTCGCCCTCAAACACAATCGCTTTTTCGAGGATCGAAATGGCTTTTTTGGAATTATTTAAATTATATAAATTCATTCCAAGAGGATGATTGTATAAAATATTATTTATTTTTAATGGTCTATATTTTCCATATTTTTCTGCTTCATCTTTACATAATGCTCTACCACGCAAACCAATAAATCTGCCGTTTTGGTCAAAATGAGGAATTGTAATTTGGTCTCCACCAGGATAAAATCCAATAGTAGAATTAGTGAGTGCTTCTTGAGTTATATCTTCTTTTAACCAAGGCTCAATCCGCACTTTATAATTAAAATTCTTTAAAATACTATCATCATATTCTTTTAAAATAATATTATTAGTTTTAACTTCTATATCTTGAATACGATTATAGTTTGCTAAATATTTCCAATCATCTAATCCTTCATCTTCTGGAGCATCTTCTTCACGACCAGAAATATGAAACTTTGATGCTACCCAACGGACTGCGTCATTTAAATCAAAATCTTCATTTTTTTGAATTGACATTACTTTAATAACTAATTCAAATATATCAAAGATTGGCTCTTCGCATCCGCCAGTATAACATCTAAATAAACCAGTATTTTCATAATAATATAATTTTCGAGAAGCATCATCATTTATATTATTATGACAAATTGTTCGTGAAACTAAACCAGTGGAAACATGTTCTGGTTCTCCACCGAACTCTTCTAATAAATCAAATATATTATCTATTGTTAAGTTTTCTCTAATTTCACTTTTATTATAAACTATCAAAACGCTGATGGCTCCTCTATTTTAATTCTAATATCATCTATATTAATCATTTCATAATCATAACCTGTGCAAAACATCGGTTTAATTCTACAAGAACCTAAATCTGCTTTACACCAGAGATAAACTCCTTTATATCTTCCTCTACGATTTTTATAGACTGACATTTTAATTGTTGGTCTTTCAAAAATATTTGCACAAAGTATTTTATCTAATGCTACTAAATCTTCATCAGTAACACCCATTAAAATTGCGCCATAGTCAATTTTATCCGCAATCGCTTTTGCGCCACGAAGTAAATTCTGGTCAGGAACTTTTGCGTCTTTATAATCGCCATTTAACTGTGTCGCAGACATAATAAAAATTCCATACTTATTACAAATATCTTTTAATCGAGTTGATAACATAAATAAAATATTATCTTCTCTTAATTTTACACCACCACTTCTACGAGTGATTTCTTCTAATATTTTTAAACTTGTATGTATATAATCATGGAACACATATTTTACATCATGTTCTCTAATATTCTTCTTAATTTTATCTTCAACATCTTTTAATGAAAAATCTGGAAGTTCTTCTACATATAAAGGTGCGTTTTTAATTAAAACTGCGGCTTGACGTACGCGGTCTTCTTCACCTGGTTCATATTCACCATTAAGAATATGGTCTTCATTTACACCCGATAAAAATGCCAACATCATTGTTTGGATTTCTTCTAATTCCTGCTCAGTTGTAATAAATAATACTGGCTGAGCAAGTCCAGTTCCAATCCATCCGAATGTTTCATCGTAAAGTTTTTCACAAGCGATATAACAAGCATCCGCAATCATAGAACGAGTTTTTCCAATACCTGTGGCTGCAGACCGCAGATAAAACTTTTTCAATCTCGCTCCTCTTGTAACTGTATTAATTAATGGTCCATATAATGGAACACCAACTTCCGGATGCTCTTTAAATCTATCAATTAAATCTTCAATTCCTTCAC